CTTCCGTTTCTCTATTAACATCTGCGTGTAACCTATCTATTTTCTCAAATAATACCTCATCAATTTTGTCCTGTTTATCTAACTTCTCATTGTGTACAGCAAGAATTTGACCCATCTTTACAGAGTTTTCTTGTAGGGTCTCTACAACTCGTTCGAGTCTTTCTATTATTGCTGAATTGATGTCAGACATTATCTTGTCGCGTCTTGTTCTACCCCTGTTCTTGCTTGCTTCTTCAACTGTTGTGTTTTTAATTGTAATTGTTTTTGAAGTTCTTGCTTCTTAAGCATAACCTTCTTTTTCATATTCTGAATCTTTTGTTGATTCATTTGATTCTTCATCTGCTGATCATTAGCAGACTCAGTTTGAATATTTTTCATATGTTTCATACGTTTATCCATAAAGAATTTAGCAGCACCGCCAGGCATAATTCTCTCAATATTAATACCAGACCTATACTTAGGCATGATTGCCATTCTTAGTTTCATCCTAAGTTCAGCAGGACTATTGGCATAAACTATAGTCTCACCTACTTCTGGAACATTAATTTTATATTGAAATAACTTTGAAGGTTTCTGACTATCACGAGGACAGGTTGTTGTCTCTTTCAGTGCCTTCTTTTTCTTTTTGATCTTACCCCTAAACTGTATAACAGGATCTAAACCTGCAACAGGACCTTTGGCATTAGCACTACTGCTAAAACCTCCTGTACCTGCACTCATTGTTGGGGCTTCTTCATTCATTAGATCTTGTTTAACTCTTCTTCTAGATCAGGATCAACTTCCAAATCTGGAAGCATCCCTACTGGATATTTATTCAAATAGATGAGTATAGTTTTTAGTATACTCCAATACTCCCTCTCTAATTTATAGAATAAGAGTGGAGTCGCAGCTTCACCAAAAACATTATAAAGGATGATAAGATGATTAATAACAAGATGGATCCTTAAAGGTCCTCTTCGCACATAACGCTTCAAGAGTCTTTTAAGATACTTGAAGCGTTTTATGTCCTCATCAAAATCCTCTCTAGTCACACAGTGAGGATTTTCATAATGCTTAATGGCGAAAAGAATGTACGTATCGTCATTCAGTTCGTCAAACTTCATTTATTATGTTGTAGTAATTGTCTTGGTAGAACCAGAACCACCTGCACCGATAGTATCGCCTAATACGAATACTTTGTCAGATGCTGTTGAAGTACCTGCATCAACAATAGTTCCAGAAATTGTTTGAGCACCAATAGTATGTACCTTATCAGCAGCAGCACATGTGAATGTAAATTCAACACGGTTGACTCCTGTTTGTGCAGCAGCAGTTGCAGTAATAGATGCACTGTCTGTAGTGTTAGTAACTACAAGAGTAGCACCATTAGTTACATCAACAAGTTCGTTGTAGATAACAACAACTGTTCCTGTTGCAGCAGCAGCGTAAGTTGACTCCTCAAAGAACACAGCAGTAATATCAGCGTTACCAAGAGTGTTAGTTCCTCTTCCACCTGCACCAACTAAACCATCAACTGAGACTAAAATTTCATCCCAATATGCTGTTTTAGCAGTATTTTTATAGTGACGAAGAACCCATCCGTCTGCTGTTGCGAAGATATTTTGAGGATCAACCCCACTACCTCTTACCGCCCACTTCGGTTTTGATTCATCTGCGTCGGTAACACCATAAAGTGCCATGTTTATGCTCCTAAGATCTTAAAATTCCTAGTATTATTTATAAGAAAAAGGGTCTCTAAGACCCCTTTAAAATCGCTTGTAAGCGTTATTCTTTGGTAGCAAGTGCTTCTTTCACTTTTTCAAATAAAGCGTCGTCAGCAGTCGTCTTGGTTAGTTTCACTGCCTTGCCGATAATTAATAGGCAAATTTCAATAAGTTTTTCTCCGAGTTCTGCATCATCAGGAATTTTTTTGACAGCAGAATCGATTACTTTGTATGCCAATGGCATCAAGAATTTTCCAATCATGATTCTAAATTAAGGTCTAAGATATATAGGCTCTTAATCGTATTTCTTTTTACCGTCCTTCATGTAACCCGAACCCTTCTTATCATAGAAGCGTACACCTTTTTCTTTAGTTGTTTTATACAGCTTATCCTTTGCTGCTTTACCCTTATCCATTACGTCCTTAAACTTTTTTCCTTTCGCTATCCTATGCCTTTCTGTAGCTTTGGCAATAAGTTCATTCTTTAGTTCGGTAGTCTCGTCTATCATGTTCCTAGACCCCTTCCACTGTCATAGTTTTTCTTGCCACCATAACGTGCCATGGTGTTTACATAGTCTTGAGTAGACTTGAATCCTCTCTTCTTAGCATCAGCAGCAGTTTGTTTCTTTTGATCTGCTGCTTTCTTATACTTACCAGTTCCTACTGTGGACTTCTCACCTTTTACTTTCTTAGACTGTCTACTGCCACCAGACATTATTGCACCTTTACCATACTTTGCAGTGATTTGTTTCTTCACAAAATCTAATGCAGTATCTTTCTGCTTGGGTGCAGTTGGTTTTTTAGTTCCACCTTTGACATAACCCATCTCTTTCTTTTGACGGGTTACTTCACTTAGGTCACTAAATCTAGCAAGGGAAGTTTTGGTTTCTGTGATGCTTTGATCGCTTTTTTCTGAAACTTCTTCCTGACTACCATAAATGTTCTGAGTGTTGTTCTTTATATATGCTTCTTCTTTCTTTATGTTACGCATCAATTCGTTCTTTTTCATCATAGGTTTAACAGTTTTCATCACAGGTTTAACACTACCACAACACATCTCGCTAAACGACATAAGTTTAGGTTCTACTTCTTCTCTCTCCATGTGTTTGGTTACATAATACCCACCAACAGCACCATACTTTCCTTGTCTTCTAAGGTCATTTCTTTCTTTTCTTCTTTTTGCTGCTGCTCTTTCTTTTGCTGCTTCTTTATTTTGTGCCTTAAACCGTGCCTTTTGCTGTGCTCGTTTTTCTGCATCCTTGTCTAAGTAGTAAGACCTCTCTGATCCTTCAGTTACTTGAACTTCTTCATTCTTAGGACGACAATCATTGACGAGTTTACCACCCTTCATCTTCATGCCTACTTTCTTATGTGTTTTCCAACACTCTACAAAACGTTCAAATGACTCTCTCTTATATGCAGGTACTTTAGCACCCTTCACACCACGACGTGCTTTGTGCTCCTCTCTACGTTTTTCTATTGCCTTTCCTCTCTTACCCTCAGGATCAAACATGCCAGGATCATCATGACCAGGACCCATTCTTCTGTAGTTTCTGATAGATGCCTTGCCATAATCACTACGACCTTTATCTACCTTTGCTTCATCAACAAACTTGACAGGCATTGAGACTGTACCTTTACCTGGCACATACTTTGTAGTCCTAGGTTTCTTAGGATCATCACTCTTGAAGTCCTTATGAATCTTAGCGTATTCCTTTTTGGTCATCTTCAATTCTTCCTTCACACCCATCTTTCCACCAGGAACTCTCTTCTTTCCAAAATGTTTTGCAATGTGATCTTCTACCTTTTTAACTGCCTCTGGATGTGATTTACTCATATCCATTGTTCCTTTGTAACCCTCATTTGCTACATCAGGTCCGTCATGCACATCTTCACTTCTTCTTTTCTTTTCGCACTTCATACAATCACAATCTTCACCGTGATTTTTTTCTGATACTACTTTCTTTGCCTTCTTTACTTTACCACCCTTTTCATAAGAGTGCATAGTAATAGGCATACCGCTTTCAGCAGTAGCTCTGAAACCTCCCTCCATCACATCATTCATCTTAGGATTGATTTTGATTTTGGTTTTCTTTTCTGAAAGTGCTTTAAAAGATAACATTACTTTTTCATTGCTTCGCGTTTTGCCTTAGTCTTAGCAAGGATTCTATCCTTTGCTTCGGATGCTGCCTTGTTAGCACCATCATATGCCATAGCACCTTTCTGCATTCTTGGTGCTTTTGCAAATGCTGCCATAGGACCACTTGGTTTACCTGACCCTTTATACATTCCGTATGCTTTTCCTTCTTCCATAGCAGCATCATAATCTTTAGAAATTTGTGCTACTCTTTCTAGTTCTTCTGGTGATAATACAGAATCAATAGGACTAATCTCTTCTTCCTTCATATGATCTGCTGCCTTATACATGGGTTTACCAGTTAACTTATTCTTCTTACCTGCTTTAAATGCTTGATATGCAGGTGTGTTACCCTTCTTGTCAGCATTAGTTACTGTGTATGCTTCTTCTACTTCTTCCTCATCATGCTCGATGACATTACCGTTCTCATCTTTCTGATGATGTTCGTTCTTCATTGCTTTGGCAATAGCCTTACGACGTTTCATAAGGTACTTATCAGACTCATCCTTGTCACCATCGTTGTCAACGTCTCCGTCTTCTTTACCAACTGGGTCAAGTTTTTTCTTTTCCTGTAACCTACAAATTTCATTGTAAGCGTCAGTCATATCTGGTAGATCTTCTCTGTTCATTGTTTTGTAGTAACCTTATCCTTTTTATTTATCTTTCTAATAAACTCTCCTGGTGTCATCTTACGATAATATGCAGCTAATTTATCAGTTCCAATCTCACCTGCAGGTGAAAAATTGAAAAATTTAAGATTATTTGTTTCCGTCAGGTCTTTTAACCAAGAACGAAATATATTATCATGCTCATCAATACTGATGACGTAATTGCTACCGCGACTAACAACTTTAGAAATGATCCCTGTGTTACTGTTTTCAACGAAAGTACCTACTGCGAAGAGTTCTTTTTCAAAGTATGCTTCCCTTAAACCTTGAGGGTCTAACTTAGGAGCGACTTCATATAAATCATATGATGCTTCGGCAAAATCGTCAAACGACTCCTTTACATTCATTGATTGTCTTAATGTAAGATATAGGGCTTCTCTATCTTTTTTTGACAATTCTTTAGGAAGTCCTTTATCAAATGCTGAAAAATCATCTTCAACTGCTGCCTTACGCAACTTAGATGCACTCATACCCTCTACACCTTCAGAGTCAGGATCTCTGTCACCTGCTGAAGTTACTTTAATATCCTCAAAATTATATAACTTACCATTATACTTTGTTGCTAGAGAGTTAAATTCACTTACTCTATCTCCACCAACAACTAAATTAACTGAACTGTATCCCTCACTATCAAGAGCAGTTAATACATCAAAGATAGTTTTCATATCTTCACTACTCTGAATAGCATTAGCGTGTTCTGGATACGCTTGCTTCATAAACTTGATCTTAGTACCAGGATCTAAAGGATTCTTTTTAGGATCTTGGGTTCTACTTGGATATATTCTATACTCTCCTCCACTTGACTTTGCTTCTCTTGCTACTTTATTAATTAAAGTTTCATGCCCAATAGTAGGGGGATTGAATCTTCCAAAAGTAATAGATATTGCACCTTGATCGACCTGACCCTCGCCATTTGCAGTTTCTTCTCCTCCTGATTGTTGTCTCTGTCCGATTTCATCTGCAGATAATTTAACTAATTTACCATCCTTACTCATATGAGTGACACGACCTTCTGCGTTAGCATACTTTCCGTATCCAACATGAGTTAGATTTAATTTTTCAGCGGCTTTTGCTGCAAACGATCTTGCTGCTTCGTCTAGGAAAGCACTAAATTTTTTCATTCGTCCAATTTTTATCTAGATTAAAGTTTGCTTTACTAAAAGTCAATCGATCTACAATTTTAAAAGGGTGTTCCGCAACAGTAACGAAACCCTCATGTTGAGTAGGTTTACCATCTATGTAGCACTTAACGCTACCAGTAACTTTGATGTTCGCAAGTAAACGCTGTTTCAGTTCAAATAACATATACCACACTTTGAATGTGGCAACATTGATCTCACACTTGTATTTATCATCTAACGAGTCATACATTTCTTGAGGACGCGGAACTCTACCCGCACGAATGAATGAGTTGATGTGTTTAGAGATATGTGGTCTTACTTTTGCACTAGGAATCTTGGAACGTGCTATGCGTAGTAAGAATTTAATCCAATCAAAATCAGGTAGTTTTTCTATATGTGCATCTGCCTCATTTGTTCCTAGGAACTGACAAGAATCTTCACCGTAGATATTAATCCCACCGTACCCAATAGCATCAGGAGATATTTCTGTGTAACCAGTATGTGCAGCAAGGACAATACTACCAGTAGTCTTTTGATCGAAGCGATACTCCAACACATTAGGACGATAAACCATACCACCACTGACCCCAATGAAGTCAGCTTGCACAATACCACCGATGCGAGGGCAATGATGCAGACATAGACGAAGAATGTCTGCCAAAACCCCTTTGTAATGCGTGTCAATGTCAGTTTGGTCATAACAAATTTTTACCTTGATCTTGTTGAATACAGACTTTGTGCCAACAAAGAACTTACCATTACGAGGATCAGTTCCAAACACAATAGCAGGTGCACCATCCCATTTAACAGACAATTTGGGATGATTCATCAACTCATTTACTGCGTTAGTTACTTCCCTACGACCATATAGGATGAGATCTTCAAGATGATCAAGGTGTTTGTTGGGCATATCGTCTGTGAATATACCATTATTATAACACTCTAAAGTTGAATCCATGATGATGTATGTGCCAGTTTATAAAGTGTCTACCAAGGATCTCCAGACATCTTCAAACTACTTGCTACTTTTTCAGATTCGTATTTGAATCTCATTTTAAGAATTTTTTTAGTACCTGCTTTGACACCGATAGATTCATTACCGACAGATTCAAAAGTAATCTTGGATTCTAGCAATGCTTTTAACTTCGGGTTGTTCAAAGGATCTTCTACGTCAGCAGTATAAGGTGACTTTGTTCCTCTACCTGTGACCTTTACATATGGAGGATACAGTTCTGAACTAGCATCAATCCAACTCTTCATAATATAATCTCTTCTTTTAGATTGTGCAAGTGTATTTACTTTTTTTAACATAAGTTCCCTACACTCATTCAAAACCGCTTGACCAATTTTTTCAGTAACTTTTTGAACTGGTTTGTTCTTACGGATTGCTGATTTTCTTGCACTAGCAGAAGAAGGTAAATCAAAATCTTTAATGACTAATTGTATTGCTTCTTTATTAATATCAGATAGTGCAATACTTAAATCTTTTTCTACAGTACCTACACCAGGATTTTTAAATCCAATGTCTGCACTACCAGATGTTGACTTAGCAGACAAACCAAGAAAACCACCTCTCTTAAACTCTACTAAAACATCAGTAGGGTTTTTCTTTTGATTTACATCTACACCTGTAACTGCTTTAAAAGAAAAACCAGGTCTTGCTGTCCAATATACTTTCTTGACACCTTCATATCCATGTTTACTTGCCCACTTTAGAAAATTATTTGCCATAACAGTAGCACGACCAAGTTGATTTAAAATATCTTTTTGATCTAGAAGTTCACTTTTTTTATTGTATTGTGCTTCAGAAGCAGAGTCGGGAAATTTATTTTTATTCAGCACAAAAGCGGTGTAAATTTCATTTACATCCGCTAGGTCTGTATTTCTTGCCATTAGTTTACACAGGTCTCCAAGAATTATTTATCTTGCTGTTCCCAAAAATTTTCTAGTGCACTATCTATAGCATCAGTAGGTTTAGTTGCTGTCTGTTCAATTCTATCTCTTCGTAAGTTATCAATATACACACCATGTAAAGTGTGCCAATGATTTATATTATAAACATCTACTTCACCTTTCACTTCTTTTTTTGGTATGACAAAATCCTCTCCACAATTAGTCGGTTTACCATCCAGACGAGGACTACAAGCGTGTGCAGGTGGATCTGTAACTGGTGCTGTACATCCAACCAGTATTAGTGGTAGTATCAGAAACTTATTCATCTTTCTTGAGAACGACAACAGGTGCGATGACCCTATGAAACTCACGAAAGTATTCCATTCGATCTTTTGCATACTGCCTTTCCTCTTTTTTATGGGGTTTGGATGTCATACTCGATCTCGATTACTTTGCTAGACCTACCAGTGGAATCACTTTTAGTCAATTTAGTCATAACACCACCTAATCTAAGGCAGTTATACTCTAGTTCTTCTAGAACTTCTTTTTCTAGATCCTCATAGGGGTCATAGTATCTATCAACTTTCATCCGTATAAATGTGCATTGTAAGATTTTCTTGAAGGAGGATACTTTACCTTAACCTTTCTGGCAGCAAGATAAATTTTGAGTAATAATTCGCTTTTAATCATGACATCCACTTTGGTTTTCTAGATGGGTCACGAAGATAATTATTTGCTGCCCAAGGTTTAGACTTGATATATCTTTTATATGCAGTAAAGATATCAATGGTTTTGTCATTCTTGAATTCATCAGGACCTGCAAAAGCAAATGGTGTATGCTTAGTGTAGTCTGCTGATGGCATAAGATCTCTTGCTTCTAGAAGTGGTCGATGACAAGAATGTATTTTGCCATAGCGATGTGTATATTCTAGAGACAATGCAATACCATGTGTGAGTAACCACCATGCATTTTCTAGACAATCATTTGCCCATATCGTACAAGGATGATTGCGAAATGCACCTCTAGAGGTTTTGTATGGTTGACCATCATTACGATGTATCTTACCATAGTCATGACCCCACTCTTCAGAGCAAACAATAGAAAGCATTTGACATGTTTCTAATGGCATCTTGACAATGTGTTTGTCAGGAAGCACTTGTGCTGAAGCAACAGGATCGGGGGAAGTAACGAATATGTTCATACACTTAGTCTAACGCATCTAACTTAGAATGTCTAGTAGGTTTTTTATCTTCTGTAGCAAATCCTACAGGTTTAGTTTCATTTGATCTATTATATCTTACTATAGAAGTCAAAGCATCCATGACTTTTAAAATTTCTTCTGGTTTAGGATCTTCTCCTAATTCTCTTGCAACATAATAATACTTGTCAAAGAACTCTTCACCAACATCTATGAAGTCTTGAACTGTAATCCTTTCACTCATACATCACCCTCCTGACGATTTTCAGAATAGTGGGGATCAAACTCTCCACCAGGATATCTACTCTTTAATTTATCTACATTCATTTCAATGATCTCTTCTGGTGTAGTTTCTAGAACAATACATGCTTGAATAAAATACCACATGATGTCACCTAGTTCACGTTTCATATGAAATAGATTTTCTTTAGTAACTGGTTTACCTTGAAAGACAATCTTCTTTACAATTTCTGTAAACTCACCTGATTCAGCACATAGTCCGAGTGCAGCAGTTAATGCTCTGTGTGTTTTAAAATCTTTAGAGTATAAGTCTCTTAGACGATCTTGAAAATGACCACCATACTTACTCTCTTCGGAAGTAACAGCGTTTACAAATTCAGTATACTTTTTAAAATCAATCATACTTTAATTCTTTAAATGAACTTTTCACATTGAAACGTTTGACAAGACTAAGTTTCTCTTCTTCTTGACCTGCGTCAACAAGATCATCTTGTGCAGACTCCTCTACATCATACAATCTCATCTTTGCTCTGTCAATACCTACACAGAATCTTTTATTCATCGTGGGATCATGGTAACGATTCTTTAATTGTTTGACCATGATTTGATTCATTCCCTCAAGTTCTTCAGTCGAGATAAGAGCAAACATAAGATCAGCAGTGGCAGGAAGACCAAAGGACTCACTCGTATCAGTGAGATCAATATCAGTACTCCCAAAACCAGAGCGAGTCGTTTGTGTCGCTGAGACAATCGGAACGTTGCATTCAACTGCAAGTCCTCTAAGTTCTTCTGCAATCGCTTTAACATAAGTATACGAATTTACTATAGATCCTTTATACCTCTGAGAGGCACAAATGTTTAGATAGTCTACAAAGATAATATCAGGTTTGATACTTCTCTTCAATGCAAGATCACTTAACAGTGATTTGAAATGTCCTACATGTGCAGACGCAGTAGGATACTCTTTGATAATTAATTTACCTTGTGTCTTCTTACTTAATGATGCGATCTTTTTCTCGAACATCACTTTAGGAAGATCAATTAATTTTTGTATAGGAATATTTAACAGATTAGCATCTATACGTTCAGCAATCTTTTCCTCTGCCATCTCCAAGGTGATGTATAAAACATTCTTACCTTGTAGTAAAGCACTAGCAGCAACGTGGCACATAAACAAAGACTTACCCACACCAGTACCTGCAAGAGCAATATTGAGAGTCTTATTAGGAAGACCGCCTTTTGTAATTTTGTTAAAGAATTCCAAATCGAATGGAATCTTATCTTCTTTCTGATGGTAGAACTCATATCTTTCTTCTGCATCTGACATGTAATCATGACCAACATGCTGATCGAAAGATACTCCTAACGCTTCCGAAAGTATCGAAGGAATAGCACCCTTATCTTTCTTGGAATCTTGACCGTCAGCAATCTTAACAGATTCCATAAGCGATAGGTAGATCGCACGCTCTTGACACCACTTTTCTGTAGAATCCACGAGCCAATCGTATTCCGAGGGATCATTGGAAAGGACATTTAAAACCTCAACTGTTTCTTTGAACTGATCTTCAGATAGATCACTCCTCTCTTGACATTCTATACCAAGTGCATTTAAAGATGGTAGTGCATCATACTGACTTACATACTCATGAATCTCTGAAAAGATAATCTTATGAGAACGATCGGTAAAGTATTCTGCCTTCAAAAAAGGAAGAACCTTCCGTGTATACTTTTCATTATACACGAGATTACTTAGAATTGTGACTTCTAAATTCATAGGTAGTGTAAATAAGTTCCAACGATGTATTTTTTATCCGACTCAGGAGGTAAACCTGCATGTCTATATTGCCAGTTGGCAGGAAACATAAGGACTCTACCAGTTTGAGGAGAAACTGATTCTCCTATCCTAGTAAACATAGTCTCTCCACCTACTTCAACTGTGTTGAGATATAAAAACATAACTAAAAATCTGCGAGCAGAGTTATAGTCTCCTACATCAACATGATCTTTAAATTGATCGTGACCATTGTTATCATAATACTTTACTCTGTATTCTTCAAATGAATACTTAGCAGGAAAGTCAACCTCAACCTGTAATGAATTCATATACAACTGAATACAATCAACAAATACATCTTGGATTTGTTTTTGTATACCTACCCAAAGAGGATCTTTTGCAAGATACCTCTGTGATATATTTACCTCAGTAAATGATGGTCTTTGCTCACGATCAATAACAGTTTTTTCTGAGTTAGTGTACGCCTCAATTATAGAGTCACAAAATGTTTTAGTAAACATTTCATCGTATACTTTAATATAATCTTTTAATTCAGTTCCCATACCGAAACTCCTTGGCAGCAGCTTCGTCTAGTTTATCCATTATTTCTTTTGTGAAATATTTGTCTGGATCCTTAAGTATTGCAGAAGGATATACACTGCTATCACCAACAACGATCCTATTTCCTTTACGCTCAAAGACTCCATACTTCTCACCCAATTCCAATAAACCGTAGTATCTGTCAAGTCCACGGTCAAAAAATAATCTAGTCTCAACATCTGAGTTCTCCTTTGTTAGTCTGGACTTTTGGGTTTTACACCTGATAATATTTCCAACAACCTCCTTACCATCTTTTTCCTTCTTCTTTGATAGATATATAATTGTTGATGCAGCGTATTTGAGTCCACTACCGCCTCCCATTTCTTTAGTTGGAATGTATGCACCTACCACATCATAAGTATGATTGGTAACAAGTAAGGGAACATTTGCTTTCCCTAACTTTAATGTTAGCACACGAAAGATAGATTTGACAACTTGTGCACGAGTCATGTCACGAGTCTCTTTACCTGCTTCAGAGTCTTCTATCTCTTTACTGGTAGAGAGCATACCTAATGAGTCCAAAACGAACATCATAGGTTTCTTATCATCTAACTCTGTATATTTATCAAGAATTTTAATTGCTTGAGTTCTAAATTGTTGTACTGTAGTAACAGGCACAATCATCATTCTATTAGAATCAATACCTCTGTCTTCAATCATCTGCTTACTAATAGCAGACTCAGATTCAAAATAGATTACGCCAGCATCTGGATTACTCTCAAGGAAATGTTGAACAATGCCAAGGCAAAAGAAAGTTTTACCAGTACTTGACTCACCTGCGATAGCAGTGATCTTATTTCCAGGGACTCCACCATAGATTGATCCACTAACGAGAGCGTTAAACACATAAGAACCAGTGTCAATGTAACCGCTTGTGTCACCAG